TTAAGAGTTAGATATGAAATTTAAGAGAGATTTAGTTAAATACGTACGAGATAAAGCTAAATCCCAGTATAAAAAAGGAAGCGAATGTTACATTTGCGGAACGACGGATAACTTAGATTTTCACCATTATAACGGCTTAACCGAACTGCTAGAAGCTTGGATACGCACAAACAATATACCTATAGAGAATGAGCAAGACATACTAGAGATTCGAGAGCAGTTTATCGGTGAGAACTATGAAGAAGTTTATGAGAAAACAGTTACTCTCTGCCATCAGCACCATTTAAGATTACATTCAATTTATGGAAAGCGACCCAAGTTACACACAGCAGAGAAACAAGCACGGTGGGTCGAAAAACAGAGAAGCAAACATGGCATGGTATGATTTTTTAATAGGCAGACAGGGTACAGTTGAATCAAATGAGGAAAAACTGAATCCGTCTCAATACGTTATTTCCCGTAATGAGGGTATGACGATAGACAGCCAAGAGGTTGTCACTAACTATAGAAATGCATATGAACAACTAGAAATAGTTAATCGTGCTGTAAACATGATTGTAGATGACGTTGCTGAAATTCCTTATAGTGTTGGAGACCAAAGACAAGGTACTAATAACATTATAAAGAATATTCGTAGAGTAAAGGTTGATCAATTAATAAACAAAGAACCAAATCCTTTTCAGGATATTAGTACTTTTAAAAGAAATCTAATAATTGACCTACTTATAGATGGAAACATCTTTATCTATTTTGATGGTGCACACTTGTACCATTTACCAGCAGAAAAAGTCACAATCTATTCAGACGATAATACATATGTAGAAAAATATAGTTTCGATAATTCCATTGATTATGGAGTTAATGAGATTATACATATAAAAGAAAACAGTTTTAAATCCATTTACAGAGGAACTCCTAGACTGAAACCAGCATTTAGAACAATGCAACTACTAGGAAGCATGAGAAGATTTCAAGATAATTTTTTCAAGAATGGAGCTGTTCCAGGTTTAGTACTAAAGAGTCCTAACACTCTTTCAGAAAAGATAAAAGAAAGAATGTTACAAGCCTGGAGCATTAGATATAATCCGAACACTGGAGGAAAAAGACCTCTCATCTTAGATGGAGGTTTAGAAGTAGAGCCAATGTCTCAGATTAATTTTAGAGAGTTAGACTTTCAAGAGTCAATAAAAGCAAATGAAAGAATAATTTTAGAGGCAATGGGCATACCACCAATTTTATTAGACGGTGGTAACAATGCAAACATAAGACCAAATCATAGACTATACTATTTGGAGACAGTAATGCCAATAGTAAGAAAAATAGGATATGCTTTGGAAAGATACTTTGGGTTCAATCTTGCTGAAGATGTAACAGGTATACCTGCTTTACAACCAGAATTAAGAGACCAAGCTGCTTATTATGCAACACTAGTGAATACTGGTATTCTTAGTGCTAACGAAGCTAGAGTAGCTATGGGTAAAGAACCTATCGATGGATTCGATGAACCTCGAGTTCCTGTCAACTTAGCAGGTTCATCAGTTAATCCAGAGGAGGGAGGACGACCACAAGAGAGTTCTCCAATAGAGGAAGAATAATATGACTAAAGATATGATGGTAAAAGCAGTATCCGATTTCATGGCCAAAGAAGGCGGTGTAATGGATTTAGCTGAATACAAATCTCATGGTAATGATGTTCCTGTTAAAGACTATTTGCTTAGAAGAGCATTTGGTTCTTGGAACAGAGTGTTATCAGTAGTGAGCAAAAGATATCCTGTCTCTGTCGCTCCTGTTGAGGTTGCAAAACCTAAAGCAGCACCAAAGAAAAAATCTGAGGTGAAAGTGGAGAGCAAAGATGGCGAATAAAATATTTCACTGGACTAATACTTTTAAAACACTAGGCGAAACTGATGATGGCGGTATAGACATTAAAGGTTCTGCAAGTACAAATGCACTAGATAGAGCTGGCGATATAATCGAAGCAGAAGCATGGACAAAAGGAGGATTGGAGAACTTTAAAAGCAATCCTGTTCTACTTTTTAACCATGACTATAATAGACCTATCGGTAGAGCAACAGGTTTAGAAGTAACCGATAAAGGTTTAGAAATCTCAGGTAGAATTTCTAAAGCAGCAGGTGAAATAAAAGATTTAGTAAAAGATGGTGTCCTTGGAGCGTTTTCTGTCGGCTTCAGAGTCAAGGATGCTGATTATATGACTGAAACCGACGGATATAAAATAAAGGACGCGGAACTTTTTGAAGTTTCTGTAGTATCAGTACCTTGTAACCAGGGAGCAACGTTCTCTTTAGCAAAGTCATTTGATAATATGGAAGATTACAACAAGTTTAAAAAGCAATTTATAAAGGCTAACTCTGCAGAAATAGCAGACGCTGTTAATGTTGAGCAGCCAAGCGGGGAGAAATCCCAAACAATGGAGACTAATATGTCAGAAGAAAAGAAAACTCCTGAAGTTTCCCCTGAGTTCGATCTTGACAAATTTGCAAAAGACGCAGCTGAAAAAGCTGTGGCTTCTTATGCAATGAAGCAAGCAGAACTTAAAGCAGCAGAAGAAAAAGCTGCAATGGAAGCCGCTGAAAAAGCAGCTGAAGTTGAAGCTAATGAAAAGGCTGTTCAAGAGGCTAAACAGGAAGAACAAAAATCTGTTATTGAAGCAGGTTTATCTGGAGCTGAAAGACTTATGTCTGATGTTGAGAAAAGAGTCAATGATAAGCATGAAGACTTATACGGTGTTGTTAAATCATTAGAGAAACAACTAGCGGAAAAGTCAGAAGAAATCATGAATATCAGAGAGTCAAAAAGAATTTTCTCAGATAGACAAGGTCAAGGCGACTGGAAAAAAGCTTTCGAGCAAGATATCATTGATGCAAAATTTGCTGGTCTAGCGACTGGTAAAGGTTGGGACAATACATATGCAAAATCAGTTATGCAAAAAGTGAACGAGCACTCAGGTGTTCAAGTATCTTCAGGTGACTTTGAGCAAATCGTTTCAACAAACATCGAAAGAGATATCCAGAATGAGTTGGTGTTAGCACCTCTATTTAGAGAAATACCAATGACTTCTGCAAATATGATTATACCTATCTTACCAGATGCAGGATATGCTGAGTTTACTGGAAACCAAGCTGCTAGTGGTTCTTCACCACACGGTAACTTAGACCCAAGAGGCGACGCTTATGACCCAGCTAATGGTGCAGGTATTGATCTAACAGAAAGAACCCTTTCAACTAAAAAACTTATTTCACAATCTTACTTAGGTAATGAGACTGAAGAAGATGCAATCATGCCAATACTTCCTTTAATTAGAGAGTCAATGGTTAGATCACACGCTAGAGCAATCGAAAATGCTATCCTAGCTGGTGACGATGCTGATGGTGCTTTTGGTACCTCAGGTGCAGCTTTTGAAGGCTTACTACACTTAGCAAGAAATGATTCAGACTACACACAATCAGGCGACGCTTTCGCAGGTGATAAAATTGTAGCAACTGATCTTTTAGAAATGAGAAAGAATATGGGTAAATATGGTGTGAACCCAAGTGAAGTAGTATATATTGTTTCACAAAGATCATACTATGAACTACTAGAAGATGCTGAGTTCCAAGATGCTAACCTAGTTGGCGACATGGCAACAAAACTATCTGGTGAAATCGGACAAGTGTTCGGTTCAAGAGTTCTTCTTTGTGATGAATTCGCTACACCAGCAGTATCTAAGTTCGCAGCTATTGCTGTTAACCCAAGAAACTATGTAATGCCAAGATTAAGAGGTGTTACTGTTGAGTCAGACTACGAAGTAGCAAACCAAAGAAGAGTCCTAGTGGCTTCTCAAAGACTAGGTTTTATTGACCTAATCGATGGTGCAACTTCTAAGTGGGGCTGGATGTACAAAGCTAGCTAATAGCTTACAGACCTGGAGGGGCTTAGTCCCCTCCAACTTTTAGAGGAATTATGGCAAATTTAGTAACAATACAACAATACAAGGACTTTTCAGGAATCACTGGAGTTAGTGAAGATGCAAAGTTAAATGTTATTATACCCTCTATAAGCCAAGCAGTAAAAACCTACTGCGGTACTAGTATAGTTGATTTCTATTCTAGTGATAAGGTTGAATACTTTGATATTACTGACGACATGACTTATCAGATAATGGTCGACGAAAGTCCACTTGTAAGTGTATCAGAAGTACAAGAAAGAGATTCTCAATCTGGAACTTATACTACTTTAATTAGTGAAGATTCAGATGGCAGTGGAAAGTACGAATATGTAGTAGATACTGAAAGAGATTTAATTATTAGAACTACTTCTACTGGAGATAAAATGTTTCCAAAAGGAAGAAAAGCAGTGAAAGTCACTTATAGAGCTGGATATGCATCAACACCTGCAGATTTAAAACTTGCATGTTTTGATTTAATTAAGTACTACTTAAAAGATGAAAGAAAAGCGGGTATGACTATTGCTGGAGCAACTGTTAGAAACCCTGTTTCTACTACTCTTAAAGAGAATATAGATTTTCCTGACCACATAAAGAGAATACTAGATTTCTATAAAGTTTACAAGTAATGGGAAAAATAACTAAAAAGGTTAACCCACAAAAGTATGCTGAAGCTAACTTAAGCAAAGTATTAAGTAGTGTTGATAGAATTTACATAAATAAAACTGAAGATGTTAGAAAGACTATTGAAAAAGATGTAAAAACAAATTTAAAACCTTATGCAAGTTATATGAAAAAGCTATTAGGTGCAATGAGTGAGGGTCAAGTAGACGCTAAAACTAAACAGTTTACAAAGTTTTTAAAAGACTTAGGAGCGCAAACAAAACCAGACGGCAAAGTTGACCCAAATGTAGATGCAGATATAGCAAAAGTTATGGCAGCTTTTAACAAATTAGTTCCTGCTAGTCAAAGAATTAATAAAGGAATTAAAAATTCGAGTGGACAGATTAAAGGTCAAGATCAACAAGCTCATAAGGATTTTACAGTATTAAGTGGGCAAGCGTTTATTATCTATACAAAAATTCAAGCAGATATAGATAGGCAACGTACAACTAAAGTTCCTGTAGGAGGAAATGCAGAAAGTACAGATACTAATACTAATGTTAAAAGGTATCTAAAACCGCAAGAACAAGCAGATTTAGCAGAGTACTTTAGACAAATGTGGATAACAGCAAAAGCTGTAGCAGATATGCCTAAAAGTATATATGATGGCTCGAATAGTTATAAAAGTATAGAAAATGCTTTGGAGCATTACTTTAATAATACTACTCAAGCACAGCATGAACTTAATAAAATAAAGCAAGTTGATGTACTTAGTGGAAAAGCTTCTCAAAAAATAGAGATTGAGATACAAGATGATCAAAGTGCACTTGAAAAAATTATTGGAAGAAGTAAGTTTAGAAAAGTACAAAATCGTTATCAAGAAAAGAAATATAGAGATGCAATAAAAAATATACCATGGACTAGACTATCAGGATCTAATCCAATTGAAGGCGAAATAGTAAAACAGCTTACTGATTTAGCTGCTGGTAAAAAACCAAAAAAGTACAATAGTAAGACTAAAGAAAGACAAAAAACTAAGGCTAAAAAAGATTTAAAAATAAGAAATGAATTAAAGCCTTTAATAGCAGCTTCTTTGGCATTGGGAGCATTTAAAAAAGTATCAAGACCAAAGAAAGCAACAAGACAAAGTGAGAGTGGAGTAACAAATCAAAGAGAATTAAATAAATTAAAACTCAAGATTAATGCAAGATTACCTGCTCAAGTAAGAAGGAACATGGGAAGACCTGCATTAGAAAATAGAACAGGCAGATTTTCAAATAGTGCAGCTTTAACAGAGTTAAGGCAAGGGCCAAAAACATTAATAGGTAAGTATACTTATATGTTAAACCCTTATCAAACATTTGAAAATGAAGGACCCAGGCAGTGGCCAACAGGATTTAATCCTAAACCACTCATAGCGCAAAGCATAAGAGATATAGCTTTGCAGTATACAGAACAAAAATTTACGCTTAGGAGAGATTAATGGCAACTTACAGAACGAAAAGAACAAAAATAGCCGAAGCCTTAGCGAAAAAATTAAAACAAATTGATGGAAGTCACCCATTTAATATAAATTTGTTTGATAATGTCGAAAGTAAATTATCATTTCTTGACGAGATAGAACAATTTCCAAAAGTATGTGTCGTAGCAGGAGATGAAACTAGAGAATATCAACCAGGCGGATTTAAATGGAGATTTTTAACTTTGACAGTAAGAGTATATGTTCATAATGAAACAGATGCTCAAGAAGAACTCGCATTACTGCTCGAAGATATCGAAAGATTAATCGACGAGAGTGATGCACTAGTGTATGATGACTCTGTTGACCCAAGCGAAGCGACAACATCTATAACGATTGAGTCGATTGGAACTGATGAAGGAGTAATTGCTCCTCTAGGTATTGGAGAAATGGTAGTCGAAGTACGATATTAGGAAACGAAGACGCTGATTAAAATCACGCGGAATCCTTTCCAAAGATGAAATAATAGGAGAAAGCAATGGCTTTAAATCTATCGAGAAATACCAAAGTATTTGTCAGCTCAGTGAATGGAGTAGTTGCAAACAGTGATAGTACACATGGTGGCGTTAAAAGTTTAAAAACTTTAGGCGGTACTGCTAGCGGAACTTACCAAGTAGGGGACGTTCTTACTATGGCTGGAGGAACTAACTCAGATCAGATGAAAGTTATCGTTAAAACTGTTGGTGGAGATAATTTACCAGAAACAGTTTACATTCCAAATAACTTTAGGGGTGATAATTTCCAAGATGATGAGACTTTAACTCAAACAGCTAATGCCGGTGGCTCAGCTTCTGGTTTTACAGCAGTTGTTGATGGAGTTTCAGAAGGTGGAAAAACCGTAGACGGTTCAAGAGATGGTCTAGGTGTCTTTAAAGGAAACGAGAGCAATGCAAATACTTTTAAAATTGGTGTATTAGATGGTTATAGTTTTTCTCAAGCAAGTGAAAACACTGATGTAACAGTCAGTGAAGCGGGGGCTACACCTAACAGAACTTCAAGAAGATTCAATGACTCTTTAAGTCCTGCGGAGTGGTCATTCCAAACATATGCAAGACCATTTAAACATGGAACTAACTCATACAGAGATTCAGGACAACATGATATAGTGGAAAACATTCTTTGGGCGGCTTTAGCTGGACAAGAAATAACAAAAGCAGAAGACGATGCAGATACATCTGTAGGTGGTGCAGCCGGTGAAACAACCAATGGTGCTGTTAAATTTACCTCTTCTTCAGCAGACGTTAACTTCAGAAGTTCAGATGCTCACGAGCTTTTAAAACTTAACATTTTCTTTGCACTAGAAAATACAACTTACAGACTTAACGAATGTCAAGTTAACCAGGTAGAGATCGATTTCTCTATCGATGGAATTGCTACATTAAGTTGGTCAGGTAATGCTACAACTATTGACCAAGTATCTGAAATTATTGAAGATCCTTCAAAAGTACTATCAACAGATGGTTCAACAGATACAGGCAATACAGATGGAACATATGCAGAAAAGTATAACTACGTAGATGTTTCAGGTAGTGCAGACGCTGACTACTTAAAGAATAAGTTATCACAACTATCCTTGTCTACAGCTGCTCAAGGCGGTGGTGCAAGTTCAGGTGGTTTAGATTCTAAAACTTATTCAATAAATATAACAGGCGGAAGTATAACAATTGCTAATAACATTACTTACCTAACTCCTGAAACTTTAGGGGTTGTGGATAAGCCAATTGGTTCCTTTACTGGAGCTAGAAATGTGACTGGTTCATTAACTTGTTACTTAGATACAAAAACAAATGGTTCAAACGATTTGTTAAAAGATTTAAGTGCTGCAACAGGTTTGATTCAGCCATCTTTTGATATGAGCTTATTTATGGGTAATGCTTCAGGAACAGTTCCAAACATTGAGTTGGACATTCCAAGAGCTATGTTATCAATTCCAACAGTTGAAGTTGCAGACGTAATCTCAACAACAGTTGAATTTGCAGCGTTACCAGCAGACACAATATCTTCAAGTGATGCTACAACTTATGACATGCAAGTAAAATATAAAGGAAGTACTACATTTAGTGAAAGCGGTTACGCTGACACATCAGCTGCCTCAAGTGGTTTAGCTGAAGAAAATGGCGGCTTCTAAACTTAACAATGGCGAAGTACAACTTTCTACGAGATAGTCAACTTCACATAGTTTATGGGAGTAATCGATACAATGTAAAGATTACTCCCGATTTTTCGTTCAATCAAACATTTGCGGAAGATGCGTACTCAGTAAAGACTCTGCACGATCAAACAAAAATGTTTTCAGGAACGAGTGTAACTAAAGCAAATCCTGCCAACTTTAGTTTTGCGATTCATCTTACTACAGAGAAAGATGAAAATATCGTGCTAGATCTTTTAACAGACTATGATACATCATCAGGAGAACAATTATTAAAATCTTTTGATATGTACGCAGTCTCGAATGAAAGCACATTCAAATTAGAAGGGTGTGTTATTACTCAAGGAGATTTTAGTTTTGCAAAAGGTTCTCCACTACTATTAACAGTTAGTGGAGCAGCGAAAAAACTTAGTAGGGTAGGAGATGAAACTTATTCACTCCCTGGCTCTTTGCAATCTGCAAGTGCCACAAGAACTCCCACAAAACCTTTACTTGATGTAGAGATAGATGGCTCAGATGTTACTAATCTAGCCGCAGCTACATTAAGTGTGCAGAACAATATATCATGGACTCCTTATGAGACACTACAGGCAAGTTTGTCTGTAACCTCAGCAAGTAATGCTATGTATCCTTCTAGCTATAGTTTGAAAGATAGAGTGGTTAGTGGAAATATTACACAATTTCACACTAGCGGTAACAGTTCTGAATTTCAAACTTTTGATACTTCTACTAATATTGATATAAAAACAATAGTAGGTGGCTCAACGTTTTTTCATGCAGACCTTAATGGTTGTATGTTTACAAAACGTTCAGGTCAAGGAGAAGTATTTACACAGACTTATGACTATAGATTGGTCACAAGTCCGTCAGATTTAGGAACAATAATTACATATTAATAGGAGAAAACATGGAATTAAAATCATTACTGGTAGACAGTAAAACAGCATGGGTAGATTTCCCAGGACTTGATGGATTTGAAGTAGAACTTGCAAATCTTTCAAGAAAAGAGTTATTAAACTTAAGAAAAAAGTGTACTGTCAATAAATTTGACAGAAAGACTAGAATGTTTAACGAAGAGTTAGACGAAAATAAATTTGTAACAGAGTTTACAGAAGCAACTGTAAAAGGTTGGAAAGGGTTAAAACTAAAATATTTAGAGGATTTAATTCTTGTAGATTTAAAAGGACATGATAAGGAAACTGAAATGGACTACTCTCAAGAAAATGCTAAAACTTTAGTTGAAAACTCTTCTGAGTTCGACAACTGGCTCAACGAGGTAGTCTTTGACTTAGAAAATTTTCGTAGCTCAGAACAAAGAATTAATACTCCAAAAGCTAAACCTGTTTCTGGACAATAAAGATGTAGGCATGACCAAGGATCAATACTTGGAAATGTGCGAACAAATGGACGAAGAACCCGACTGGGATAAATGTCCACCAGCATGGGAAGATTTCCCACCTATAGTCATAGAAGCCATTAGCATTTTTAATAGCTTAGGAGATAGAATATATCCAGAGATAGGATATATTGGAAAAGATTTTACAAATTTTAAATTTTTACTAGAACAGTACTCAGTTGAAGAACATAATGTAGATTATATTTTTGACTTAGTACTATGGTTAGATTCAAGACAAATAGAAGCCTCACAGAAAAGAATAAAGGCAGAGTACGATAAGATAAAACGAAAAAGATAATGGCAGACTCACAAGTATTAATTGAGATAAAAACCACGAGTAAAGGGTTAGTAGTTGCTACTAAAGATACTGAAAAACTTGTCAAAACGACAAAACAGTTGAATGACGAGCAGAAGAAACAAGCAAAAACTACTGATACTTTAAATAAGAAAAAAGACGCAACAAATAAGAAAGATAAATCTTTATATCAAAGTAATCTTTCTGCATCTAAAGGTTTCTCAAAAATGAAAGAAACGCTCGGAAGTCAGAGTTCCGGGCTTGTGCAGGCGTACGCTACATTAGCGGCTAACGTCTTTGCGGCTACAGCTGCCTTTACTGCACTTCGTCAAGCTTCCCAAGTAGATACAATGATAAAAGCGCTAGACGCTTTAGGCACTGCTTCGGGTAATAATTTAACAGCGATGGCAAGAAGTATACAGGCAACAACTGGTCATGCTATTGCGTTGGATCAAGCACTTAGAACAGTTTCAGTTGGTGCATCTGCTGGTTTTGATACTAGTCAGCTACAAGGTTTAGCAGAAGTTGGTAGATTAGCAGCGATATCTCTTGGTAGAGATGTTGGAGATGCGGTTGATAGGTTAACAAGAGGTGCCGCGAAACTCGAGCCAGAAATTCTTGATGAATTGGGTATCTTTGTAAGAATAGACGATGCAGCAGCAAAATATGCCGCTAGTATTGGTGTAGCTGCTTCTTCACTTTCTAGATTTGAGAAAAGACAAGCATTTGCTAATGAAATTTTAGAACAAGGTAGACAAAAGTTTTCAGCAGTAGCTGATGTTGAACCTAGTAATTTCGATAAATTAGCTGCTACAATGGCAGACTTATCAAGAAACTTAATGAACTTTTTCAATGCAGTACTAAGTCCAATAGCAGGTTTCTTTGCAGACAATACTTTAGCACTAGCAGGTTTCTTTGCAATGATTACAAAAGGAGTTATACAACAAGCTCTTCCAGCTTTATCAAAATTTGGTGACGTAGCTAAAAGAGTTGCTTTAGACGCTGTAGGGGCTGCAGGAGCAGAACTTGATAGAGTCGAAAAAACTAGAAAAGCGCAAATATCACAAGTAAAAGGCGTAAAAATAGTATCAGGAGAATATCAAAAATATTTCCAAAAGATTAAGTCAGGAAAATTCACTTTAGAAGATTTAAACCAAGCAAATAAAAAACTTAGTGATAGTATAAGAAGAAGACAAGATGCTATCAATCGAGGAACTACAAAAAATATTAAATTAGCAGAAGCTAATATCGCAAAGATTAAGCAAGAACAAATTGCTATTCAAAATCTTATTCAAACTGAACAAAGAAGAGAAAACTTGAAAAAAAGAGGTGGTCAAGGAAGTGCCGATGCATTATTCTCAGGAAGAGAAAGTAGAATTTTTGGACAGTTAGACAAACAGTTTGACCAAGGAAATTACATAAAAGGTTTCCAAAATGCATTAAAGAAAACAATAGTAACAAACAAAAGATATGATAGAGACATAAGAAAGTCAACAAAGGGAACAAAAATGTTTGGACTAACTCTAGGAAAAGGAGTATTAGGAAAAGCATTACTTTCTGCGAAAATAGGAATGAAACAATTTGGTTTAGTAGCTAGACTATCAATAAAGGGTATATTTACAGCTATTCCTGTTATCGGTCAATTGCTTCTTGTAATTGATTTACTTATCGCAGGACTAAAAAAAGCAATAACGTTTTTTGGCAATTTTAAAGGAGAAGCTAGTAATTTAACAAAAGCACAAGATGCGTTTAACGGCTCAGTATCAACTTTCAATAAACTTCAAAAATCAAGTGTTCTTTTAATTGAAGATGAAAAAGAAAGAAGAAAAGCAAATTTACAAGAAACTATAGCTCAAGGACAAGCTACTATAAATTTAATAGATAATGCAAAAGAAGTAGAAAAAGCACAACGAGCAGCTAACAAAGAAGCTTCTTTATACGGAAAACTACTTAAAGGATCTTTAGAGATAGGAAGAATAATTCTTTCAGATATGGCAAATACCCTTGGGGGATTTGGCGCAAAATCAAAAAGAGCACTTTTAAATACAAGAATAAATTTTCTAGAGTTTACAAAAAATGTAAAACAACAAATTCAAGACATAGTTATGGGAGACTCAGCCGTAGCCAAAGCAGCTAGATTCTTGTTTGGAATAGAAAAAACTGATCAATTATTTGATTTTGATAAAATGGATAGAGAAATTGATCAGTTAAGACAAAGTGTAAAAGATGTTAATTTAGAATCTGCATTTAGATTCAGCGGGCAAGATAGAAATACTTTAGGAACACAAGTAGTTCTTTCTGCTCCTTTTGAAGCAATGCAAGAAGTAATGATGGCAGCAACTGATGCAGGCGATGAATTTAGAGCCAAACTAGGAGATACTACACCAGCAATGTTAGCAGTAGCTCTTGCTACAGGTGATATATCAAAAGCATCGGAAAATTTAGATAAAAATTTACAAGATATAATAAAAACTGTTGATGCGAATACTGATGGCTATATATCACAAGAAGAAATAATAGACGCAATAATAAAAATAACAGATAGCGCTACTCAAGAAACAAATCAATTTACACGAGCTTTACAAGTTCAAGCAGAAATGTTTAAAGAAAGTGAGCAAAAAGCGGCAGAGTATGTAAACTCACTAAAAGCAACAAACAAAGAACTTGCATTAGCAGGAGAACTTGGAGTTCTTCTCGGCTCTATGATGGAAACAGATGGTGAAGGAAACTCTTTCTTTACTATAACTCCAAAAGACAAAGAAAATCAAGAAGACTTTGTCGAAAATCTCAAAAAAATGGGAACTGGAATGAGAAGACTTATTACAGGTGGAGGAAGCGCTGATGAACTAAACAAAAAAATAGAAGACATTGGAAACGCGGGAGAAGATGTAGTAGAAGAATTTTATAACCAAGTAAAAGCAGCACAACAGCTCGTAAGACAAATAGGAATTTTACAAATCATAGAAAAAGAAAGACTAGCAACTATGCAAAGACAGGCGGCTGTTTTCAAAACTATGGAAAAGAAAAGCGCAACAGCGGCTTTAGAATCTATAAGAACTCAAAATGCACAAAGAGATATTGTAAAAGAAAGATTAGATTTACAAATCCAACAACAAGAAAAAATATTAGGTCAAACTGCATTACAAGAATACAGACAAAATGGGCTAGTAAACTTAGAAGGAGAAGAACTAGAGTTTGCAACTAAGTTATTTAACTTAGAAGGACAACGAGCAGCTAATGAATCAAAAAGACTGAATCATAAACACGAAGCAGCTATGCTAGAAGAAGTATCTTTAGGCAATGCTAGATTAGCTTTTCAATTAGCACAAGCTCAAGTAGCTACTGCCGCAAAAGAAGTAGCTTTTCTAAATAAAAAAGCTAACATTTCAAAAGGTATTGGAGGAGGTCAAACTCCACAACAACTTTTAGAGGCACAAAAAGTAGCGGCAAAAGCAGCAGTAGAAGCTGCAAAAACTGAACTTGCATTATTAGACTCAAAACTAAAAATAGAAACTTTATTACTAGAAGCTAAGTTTATAGCAAATGATATTTCAATGGAAGAAAATAAAAGAGCCCAACAGATATTAGAGGAACTAAATGCTCAACATGGTGTACAAAAACTTATATCAGCAGAAAAAATTAAACAAGCATCTATAGACGCAAATAGTGTAGGCCAAGGAGATTTTAAAGGATTATTAAGTGGTGGAGTAGGTCAAACTCTTGTAGCTGGTGCGGCATTATTTAACGAACAAACTAAATCAAAAGCTAATTTTGACGCAGAGGGAAACGAACTTGAGACCAGAACACAATCTACACCTCAAGAAAGATTAGAGGCAATGAATACTGCTTTAGCTCCAATGAGAGAAACACTAATGGGACTTGGCCCAGAAGGAGAATTAGTAGCAACTGCACAACAAGGAATTTTAACACTAGCATCAGCATTTGATGTAGTATCTGCTTCAGGTCTTGGTAGTGCAGAAGGAATGGCGGCTGTAGGATCAGCAATAGCATCAGTATCATCAATAATGGCAGCTAATTCAAAAGCACAGATTGCAGAAATAGACAAACAAATAGAAGCTGAAAAGAAAAGAGATGGAAAGTCAGCAGATTCTTTAAATAAAATTAAAGGCATGGAAAAGAAAAAAGAAGCCATGGAAAGAAAAGCATTTGAAAGAAACAAGAAAATGCAAATGGCTCAAACAGTAGCAAATACAGCGGCTTCAATTATGGGTGTCATGTCAGGTGTTAAAGACCCATTTGTATCAGCTCCTTTAGCAATTGCACAAGCAGCTATGTTTGCTGTAATGGGTGCTGCTCAATTAGCAGTTATTTCAAAACAAAAATATGACGGTGGTTCCACAAGTGTAGAGAAACCACAAACAAATTTATCGATAGGTAAGAGAAGCAATGCAGTAGACGTATCAAGAGGAGCTACTGCAGGTGAACTTAACTACTTAAGAGGCGGAAGAACTACAGGACAAAACTTAGGCGGAGCTGGAGGAAGCTTACCTGGAGCTGCCATGGGAAGAAAAGGATACGCCGATGGTGGAGTAGTAGTCGGAGAAAGAGGTCCTGAAGTTATTTCACCTACTACACAAGTTGACGTTACACCAAACTATGCATTGGGTGGTGGAGAAACAAATGTTAACTTTACAATCAATGCTGTAGATGCTGCAGGTGTTGAAGATGTACTAATGAATCAAAGAGGAAATATTATAAGAATGATTAGAGAAGCAGCAAATGATCACGGAGAAATGTTCTTAGAGGATATTGATACTCAAACTTACGGGAGTAACACATAATGTCAAATTTTAGTAGCTTTGCAGATAGATTACCTGACCCAAATTTTGGTATTGGAGAGGACGGAAGTTCTACAAATAGTACTATAACTGGCCCAGGCTTTTCTTCAGTAAAATTTAGTAGCGAACGACCAGTATCGATTTCAAGAACAAATAGTGGAAGAGTGATATCTCGAGCGATAGTAGGGCAGAGGTGGAAAATTCAAATATCATATAATCCAATGACTCGTGATCAGTTCGAGCCCGTGTACAATTTTTTACAGGCTCGCGGGAGACTTACGCCATTTTTCGTGTCTTTACCACAATATTCTGATAGCAGAAATTCCTCACTTTCAGGAACTATTTCTGTGAACGGAACAACAAATTCTGGAGTAGACAACATAAAATTAGATGGATTTGCAAACGATACCCAAAGCGGAGGTTTAAGACCTGGAGATTTAATTACATTTAATGACTCTTCTAATTCAAATCATAAAAAAGCATATCAAATAACTAGAGTACTTACTAATAGTAATTATCTTACAGGTGGACAGCAACCTGCATCA